AATGGCTTCCTAGGCCAAACGTGTCACTACAGAAAATTTTTCGCTACGCGCTAACTTGTTGTTTCCATTGTGCCCGCAACTCCATTTATGCACTTGGCAAGCGAAAAGTGTCGAACTCGGGTGGCCGGTGCAGCCAGCAGGCTGACCGGTAAGATCGGCCTGCCGTTGACCGCCCTGTCTGGCGTGCTGGGTGGATTCTCGTTGATCGCCATCAAAAACGCCGTAGTCGGATTCACCGACATGGGCGAAGCCATCAAGAACGGTGCCACTCGAGCGGGCATGAGCGTGCAGGAGTATCAGCGCATGCGGTATGTCGCAGAACAGTCTGGCACATCGATTGACGCGATGGAAGGCAGCCTGTCGAAGCTGAATCGCCAAATGGGCGAAGCAGCCAGTGGGAAAAACAGAGTACTGGCGCAATTGATGGGCAAGCTGCGGATCACCCTGCGCGACACCAATGGTGAGGTCAGGCGTGGCATCGATGTACTGCCCAAGATTGCTGATGCCTTTAAACGGAACGAGAATCCAGCCATCCGTGCGCGCATGGGGATGGCTCTGTTTGGCAAAAGCTATGCCGAAATCCTACCTTTATTGATCGAAGGATCTGGAGGCATCGAGGACAACCTGCGTCGATTCGACAAGATCAAAGGCGTTCTGGGAAACACCGAAATCGACGCCGCAAAAGCTCTCGGTGATTCTTTCAAAGACCTGGATCTGGTCATGAAGGGATTTCAGGGAACAATCGCGAAAGAACTCGTGCCCGTCATCAATCCGCTGGTCGACGGCATGGTCGCGTGGTGGGTCGCCAACAAAAAGCTGGTCGGGGTGGAGGTCGGAAAAGGAGCGAAAGACCTGGCCGCCTGGATAAGAAGCATCGACTTCAAGAAGGTGATCACAGGCGTTGAGGACATGATGCGCAGCCTTGGTCGGTGGGTAGACGCCGTCGGTGGCGCTCAGAACGCCTTGATCGCCCTAGTTGTCGTGATGAATGCGCAAACGCTCATGGCGCTCGCCAGCCTCGTCGGCGCGATCGGCCGCGCTGGCATCGCCTTCCTGGCGCTGGCCGCGCGCGCCTACATCGCCGCCAACGCCTCGCTATTGGCAATGGCCAGGATTGCCGTGATCGCGATCGCCACCGCCGGACCGATCGGCGCCATCGGCGCCGCATTCACCTGGGTCGCAGCCCTGGCCACCGGCGCCGGCGGCATCATCAGCGGTGCTCTCGGCATGGTCAGCATGGCCATCCGCGGCATCGGTGCGGCCTTGATGGCCAACCCGCTGGGGATCATCCTCGGCCTGGCGACAGCGGCGTACCTGATCTACCAGCATTGGGACAGTCTGAAAAAGTGGTTTGCCGACCTATTTGATTGGATGGGAAAGAAGTTTGGCACGCTCATCAAGTGGGCAGGCGATCTGGCCAGAAAAGTCGGCGAGTTCTTCAGCGTAGGGTCGCCGACCGAATCTCCCGCTACCATCGCCGAGCCCGCCAGACCGCCGGTTGCCGGCTCCTCGCTGACGTCGCCGCGCGTAGCTGGGGTTCGCTTCCTCCCGGATGCCGTCGCCGCTACCGCCACCGCCCGATTCCCGGCTGCCGGGCTCGCACCGCTACCGGCGCGTACGATCGGTGCAGATCGTCCGTCCCTGGTGGCGCCGGTCGCGCAAGTCAAAGCGAGCGGCGAGATCCAGGTCAATTTCAAGGACGCGCCGCCTGGGATGCGGGTTGAGCAAAGCAAGTCCAGCGGAGATGTTCCGGTCAACACCACCGTGGGCTATCGCGCATACGCCATGGGCATGCCGTAACGCCGATTCAAGGGACAGTAAGCCGCCTCAAGGCGGTTTTTTTGTGGAAAGCGATGGCACAGACGAAAAACCTCGCCGACGCCTTGCGCCGCGCCAGCTTTCGGGGCGTACCGTTCCAGGTGGAAGCAACCGAAGTTGGCGCCGGCCGACGCACGCAGGTGCACGAGTATCCGCAGCGTGACAAGCCCTACGTGGAAGACCTTGGTCGTGCCACACGCGACCTCAGCTTCCAGGGCTTTGTGGTGGGCGACGACTACGTCGAGCAGGCGAACAACCTGCTTGGCGCGCTCGAGGAATGGGGGCCCGGAACCCTCGTACACCCGTGGTTCGGTACCCTGCAGGTCAGCCTGAAGGAGCCGGCGCGAGTCTCTTTCGACGCCGCGCTGGGCCTGGCTCGAATCGCCCTGGCATTCGTCGAGTCCGGCGATCTCGCGTTCCCGGCGGCGCAGGACTCGACGCAGGTGGCCAGCCGCATTGCCGCAGATGGCATCGAGTTGGCCGCAGTCGAGTCATTCGCTGATCGCTTCTCGGTGCAAGGACTCCAGGACTTCGTCGCGGAGTTTGCCAACGGAAACCTGGGTGACCTGCTGGGCATCGTCTCATCGAGCGAGATCGGACAACTACTGGGCTATGCAAACAGTCTGGCCGCCACCGTATCGGCGGTGATCGCCTTGGTCTCTCACCCACGGTCGCTGGGCTGGAAGATCGTGGGCGCATTCGGACTGTCCGGGATAGCCACCACCGTCGCGTCATGGAGTTCAATCGTCCGCTCCATTTCCCGGGTGGCCTTCAGCGACAAGATGCGTGCACCCACGCCCTCGGTCGTCTACACGCCATCGCGCCGGCAGGCCGATCAGAATGCCGCCGCCGTCCATGCGCTCGGACGACAGGCTCTGCTGGCACAGGCAATCGGCGCATCGAGTTTGGTGGGGAGCCGCCTCGATTCGCCCATGGTGGGCGTGACGCGGGGTGGCGTGGTCACTGCCGAATCCTCGCGGCGCCCGATGGTCAGCTACGCTGACATGATCGCCGTCCGCGATGAAGTGCTCGCAGCGATTGACCAGGAATCAATGACGGCCACCGACCCAGTCTATTCCGCCCTGCAGGCCGCACGGCATAATGTTTGGAAAGACTTGACCACCCGGGCCCGGGAGAATGCCCGCCTGACGACGCTGACGCCGCTCGAGGTGACACCTGCGTTGGTGCTGGCCTACGACTACTACGAGGACGCCTTTCGCGACTTGGAGATCGTCGCGCGAAACAGCATCCGACATCCCGGATTCGTACCCGCGCAGCCGATCAGAGTGCTCACGCGATGACGAGTGCCGACCCCGCCAATGTCGTTCGCCTGCTCGTCAAAGGTCAAGAGTACGGGGGTTGGAAATCGGTGCGCATCGAGGCCGGCATCGAGCGCCAGGCGCGCAGTTTCGACCTCGAGGTGACCGACCGCTGGCCTGGGCAGACGGACATCCCGCGCCGGATCCAGCCCGGCGATCCGTGCCAGGTGTACATCGGAGAAGACCTCGTGATGACGGGCTACGTCGATGCGACGCCGATCCGCTACGACGGCAAGACAATCGGCGTCGGCGTGAAGGGGCGCAGCAAGACAGCCGACTTGGTGGACTGCTGTCCGATCGAGGCTGGCAAGAGCACCGCTGCGAAAAGATCGGATGGCGGCGCCTGGAAGGAAGTCGTCGGCCCCGACGGAAAAAGGTCCGCCGTGGTCACGGCACCGCCCAAAGCAGCCACCCAATGGCGCCACCAGAAAATGGAGTCAATCGCCGCCGCCTTGGCGGCACCGTATGGGGTGCGCGTCATTGCCGAGGTCGACACCGGAAAGGTAATCCCGGATCACCAGGTCCAGATTGGCGAGACGGTATTCGAGTCGATCGATCGCATGATGCGTCTACGCCATGTGCTCTCGACGGACAATGAAAAGGGCGACCTGGTTTTCATCGACCCTGGCAGCACCGGCACCGCCGGCACGGCGCTCGAGCTGGGAAACAACATCCTGTCGGCCAGCACCGAGCTGGACTACAAGGGAGTCTTCTCCGAATACATCGTCAAGGGGCAGCGCGCCGGATCCGACGAGCAGTACGGCGCCGACGTGGCAGAGGAAGAAGGCTCGGCCGACGACTACGGACCGACGACGTTGACCGGCGATACGGCAACTGCCACCGATGCCCGCGCCAAGCGCCGACGAGTCCTCGTCATCAAGCAGTCCGGTCAAGCCGACGACGGCACCTGCAAGGAGCGCGCGGAATACGAGCGCGCCCACCGGGCGGCGAAGGCGTTGCAGACCAGCTACACGCTATCCGGGTGGCGCCAGGGGGACGGCCGTCTCTGGATACCAAACCTCCTGGTCCGCGTGCGTGATCCTGTTATCGGCTTCGACACCGACATGCTGATCGCCGAGACCGCGTGGATCCTGGATGGAGAAGGCATGCGCACAGAGATCAAGGTCGGTCCGCCGGATGGCTACCGTACCAAGGCAGGAAAGCTGAAGAAGAGCAAGTCTCAGAAGGGCGGCGGTCCGGACTGGAGTGACGTGAAGTGAGTGATACGTGAAGTGAGTGACTTTGGGAATCTGATAGCGCCATTCGCGCGTCGCCTGGGCAACATGCTGGTGCGGGGCAGTGTCACCGCGGTCAGCGGCGGCTCGAAAATGCGCACGCTGCAGGTCCGCATGATGGCCGGCGAGACCAAAGACAGCGTCGAGCACTTCGAGCCCTATGGCTTTACCTCCGAAGTGAAGCCGGGCTCCGAACCGATTGTCGCCTTTTTTGACGGAGACCGGTCACATGGCGTCGTGCTGGTGGTGGCCGATCGCCGCTATCGGCTGACCGGCCTGCAATCCGGCGAAGTGGTCCTCCACGATGACCAGGGGCAGAAGATCCATCTGACCCGCAACGGCATCGTCGTCGACGGGGCCAACAAACCACTGGTGATCCAGGCCGTACCAACAGTCACCGTCAAGTCGACCGTGAAGGTGCGCCTGGAGACACCGCTCCTCGAGGTGACCGGCGACATACGAGACCAATGTGACGGCACGGGCAAGACCATGGCCAACATGCGAACCACCTACAACATCCACACGCACGACGAAAACAACGCCCCGGGCGGACCGACTGACCAGCCTGACCCGCAAATGTAGCCATGATCAACGAACAACCGCTGACCGTCGTCGTCGATGGCAGGACGATCGCGCTCGGCCTCGCATCCGCCAATCCGCTGGTACGCGCCGTCGTGATCAGCCTCTTCACGTGGCGCCGGGCAGCCCCAGACGACGATCTGCCAGGCGACCAGCGGATGGGGTGGTGGGGTGACAGCGTCCCGACCGTGCCGAACGATCGCATCGGATCGCGCCTCTGGCTGCTCGCGCGCGCCAAGCTCACCAGCGAAACGCTGACCCGCGCCACAGAATACGCGAGGGAAGCGCTGCACTGGTTGATCGATGACGGCATCGCTGCGCGCGTCGACGTCGAATCCGCACGCGTGAACACATTCACCCTGGGCCTGGCGTGTCGGATCTACAAGGCGGACGGCACCGTGCTGGCCGATATCCGCTTCTCTGACGTTTGGAGCTTCCTGAAATGAGTTTTATCCGTCCGGATCTTGCCGAGATTATCCAGCGCATCCGCAACGACATGATGTCCAGGTTGGCATCCGATGATGTTCTGCGTCGATCCGATGCCGAAGTCTACGCGCGCGTGATGGGGGGTATTGCCCATGGCATGTATGGTTTCATCGCGTGGATCTCAAACCAGGTCATCTACGACACCGCCAGTGCCGAGTACTTGGAGCGGTGGTGCTCCATCTGGGGGCTGACCCGAAAGCCAGCGGCCGCGGCGACCGGGATGGTCTCCTTCACGGTTTATCCGGGATCGGTCATCCCATCCGGTACCATCCTGCAGGCGCTCGACGGCGTGCAGTACCAGACCACGACTGATTCCACCGTGACCGCACCAACGGCCGCCGCGCCCGTCGCTGCGGTCGTAGCCTCCGCTGCCAGCAATCGCGACGCCGGCCAATTATTGTCGCTGGCTTCGCCGATCGTCGGCGTCCAATCGACGGCAACCGCAGGACTTCTCTCCGGCGGCGCCGATGTTGAGTCCGACGATTCCTTGCGCGCTCGCCTGCTCTCGCGGATTCAGCAGCCGCCGCAAGGCGGAGCATCCTACGACTACGCGACATGGGCGCTCGAAGTCCCCGGTGTCACCCGAGTCTGGGTGTATCCCGCCGAGTTGGGACTCGGAACCGTCTCGCTGCGTTTCGTGCGCGACAACGACGGCAGTGGCTCGGCCATCATCCCGGACGCCGCCGAAGTTGCCGCGGTGCAGGCCTACATCGACGCGCGCCGTCCAGTGACCGCGCAAGTGACTGTCGTGGCGCCGGTCGCCGTACCGCTGGACTTTCAAATTTATGGCCTGACGCCCAACACGACGACAGTGCAGGCTACCGTGCAGGCCGAGCTGCAGGATCTGCTGAATCGCGAGTCGGTGCCAGGCGGAACGATCCTGATCTCGCACATCAGAGCAGCAATCTCGGCGGCGGCCGGAGAGACTGACTACGACCTGCTGTCGCCGATTGCAAACGTCACCAACACCACAGGCATCATGAGCACGATGGGGGCGATCACATGGTCCTGAAAGAATCAGACTACCTGAAGCAAATGCAGGCACTGCTCCCGCCGGGCCCAGCGTGGACGACGGACGACACCGCGCAGTTGACCAGAATATTCGGGGGCTTGGCTGCCGAGCTGGCGCGCGTCGATGGTCGTGCGTGGTCGCTCCTGGATGAGGCTGACCCGCGCACGGTAGCCGAGATGTTCGCCGACTTCGAGCGCGTCGCAGGATTACCGGATGCCTGTGCCGTAGCCTTCGGTGGCGAACACCCGAGTTCGACAAAAATACGGCTAAGTGGTTGTGTGTACGCAATTCACCGGTTCCGAATTGGCACTACAGGCGTTTGGCGGAGGGCTCGGGCAGGGCGAGGGTCTCGAATAACTCCTTCTGCTG